CTTCACCGCAATCATAGATGCCGCAAAAACATCTGGAGAACCCGGTACTTTACTATTAAATACAATACTCATGATGTGTCTCACTGCATGGTTACTCACCACTAGGACCATCCACTCCGTCATCATAGGACAAGGAGATGACTGCTTCATTTATGGAATAGGACTCGCCCTAGATAGTGAAAGGCTCTCAGAAGTAGGTAATTATACAAAAATGAAACTTAAATGTCAAGTAGGTGGTAGAATTTCTTTCTGCGGCATGAGCTACAACAACGGTCGCTTCTACCTCGATTTAGAGCGCAGATATAAGAAAGTCGTAGGCACAACTTATAGAGATTATCCCCACTTCGCGGAAGTGCAAAACTCCGTCCGTGATTTCCTCCTTGATGTCAAACGCTCCCACACCGATGGTATAACCTCCACTATACACGCTAACATCTCCGTCCACCAGTCGCATCATGACTATCAACGTCAATTCGAATACCAGCTAGAAGTCTTTCTCGCCCTAGAATCTCTCGCCCATCTTAACAGAGCTCAGTTTCAAGAACACTTCCGCCCCGTGTCCATATCCCGTACTTACCCTTTGTAATTTGACTTTCCGAAATCAATCAACAAGATGTCCAATCCGCACCCTCCAACATTAGACATATTCCCTGTAGAAATTAATAAAACCTCCATCGCCACTTTGGTCCAGAATATCGTTAGGAACATTCACATCCTCGAAAAATTAGTCTTATTCTACGGCGCTACCGGTGTAGGAAAAACTACAGTATTACCGTATCAATTATCCACCCATCTTGGCACCATATATGTATTAGTAGACTCGCTAGCCTTGAAGAACTCCCTTACTTCTTATATGTCTAAAGCCAAAAACCTAATCTATCTGACTAAGCTAGAATATATATTAGCCCCACCAAGCGGTTATGTATTAATTGATGAATGCCATCAACCGGATCATTTAACCCAACACTTAGTTAGAAGGATAGCTAGACCAAATTCCTTCTTTCTCACGTCAGCCACATCAGCACACTTCTCAGCCAATCCTAAGGACACATTGTTCCCAATCAAAGATGTGTTCGACGCTAGATATACACTAGAAGCTATCTTCAACTGCAATCCCTTACCTTTTCTATCCTCTGGTTCATCTGGTTTCCGCACATGCGTCTTCGTCCCAAACGACCGTGATGCAGTTTCCTTAGCCTCCAAATACTCTGGTATTCCAGTATTCGCCGTCACCACCTCCAACTACGCCACGCAGATACCTCAAATCAAAACAACCAAAGGCCCATTACTAATATTCGCATCACCAGTAATGCAAACAGGCATGACTGTTGATTTAGATGTAGTTATAGATCTAGGTCTCTCTAATAGTATTATCTTCAGACATTTACCAGCTATTTCACACATAAACGTGACCCGAGCCAATTCCACCTTCCTCGAACGCATACAACGCCGAGGTAGAGTGGGTAGACTCAGACGCGGTATATATATTAGCAGTAATAATTCTTACTCTCCAGAACTTCCCGTTCATCCTTACTTTCAAACTCTATTCGAAAGACTCGCCTCCCCGATCACTCCAAAACTCAAGTTTCAACTCCTTTCACATTATCATCCTTTCGTTACAGACGATCTACTTGACGACAATGGTCTAATCACACACTACTGGAAACACCCCTCATGTCCCAATACGCAATCACCACCAAAGTTCAGCTTCCTACTTGACGATGCTAAAAACTACC